TCTTCGGTTGCCTTCTTCTTCAGGTAATCAATCCCTTCCAGAAACTTGCCAATGTGCCATCCCTCGTCTGGCCTACGAAATCCTGTTTCCCATGTTCCACGTTCGTTTGCTGTAGCTCTCATACTTTTTTAATCCTCCTTGTAAGTGGTTACCATGCCCCTCATCGTGTACATGTCCTGTCTAACTTCCTTGAGTGATCTGACAAAATCCCGGATACCATTGGCATTCCCATAAAATTCCTGCCTTGCCTGTTCGATATCGCCTTGGACATCCCAGATCACCCGCCGTTGGTCGCCCTCTCTGGTTTCTTTCATGTAGGGAATTGCTACAAACCCCCTTGTAACCAAGTAGGCCACCAAATTCGCATCTTCAACCGTTGTCACTTCATTCTTTGCCACATATTGCCTCCTTTCAGTAGATTTGATGGTTAGTGCGTACCTCCTTTCTTACCTAAAAATTATTCTACCGGTTTCATCGTCAATATCGCTTGTTCGATAATACCTCCATTGCCCAAGTGTAAATGGATCTGGAATAGTAACCGACCCCATCCCCTTTGATATTGACAATATCATACCGTCATGCTTGCCGGTTTTAAGGATTATCTGTTCTGATTCCCATTCATGTCCAGATTTATTGATGGTGGTATGGTTGGCTGGCATCACGCTCCTTTCGATAATAATTTCTTGTTTCTTTTATACCAATCTCGCCGTTGCTTCCGGTTCATCCCTTGCAACTCTGGTAATACTTCATTGGGAATCTCTTTGTAAAAATTGGCAGTTGGGTTTTTATCGTCTTTCATTTTCTTAATAATATCCCAATTAACAATTTCGCCCGTTCCTGTGTTCATAATTACAATCCTCCTTATTTCGAGATTAAACCATTCGCTTCCCTAAACATCTGCGCCACGTGGAATTTCCTATGCACTATCCCCTGCGGCGGCATACAGCCAGTCCACTTAGCGAGGTAATCATCGTTCGGATTCCAACTCGCGTAGGGTGCGTAGTATTTCCATGTATCCAATAATGATGCACCAATACTGGGTGGTTCCTGTCCTTCCGGCAACTCAGGTGGCTCCCACGGCTCCAGATATCCAATTAGGTCGAAAAAGCCATCCATAGACTTGCTGAACGCCTTGCCCATCAATGCCGGAGCACAGGATAATGACCGGTTCCACTTAGGTCGATCTTCTGTGCGGGCAGTACAAACCACATCATAACCTTGGAGTGTCAATGATTGCAATGCTCGCATTAAGCGATTCATGTTGCCTGCTAATGTCCCATAGGCTTCCTCTGACATCTTAACTTGCATGGTTAATGTTTTCTCAATTTCAGATTTCTCTTGTTCTGTTTTAGATGACCAATTTTCCTGCAAAATTTCCAAAGATAAATGGACAATCATTAGGTGAGTCAAAGAATCAACAATAATAGTCTTAGCGCTCCCAAATTTCCCCTTTGTCCGGCAGGTTTCAATCAGGTCGTCGAAGTTTTCATAAATGCCGACAACCATTTTCAGATCAGGCCGGTTGATAGGCTTGATGGAGGTTTCTACCTTGCGGCCTTCGGCGGTTAAGTAAACGATGGGATCGGCCGCTGATTGTAGACAGGTGCATGTTTTATGGCCTCCAGCAAGCGCATAGACTAACATGAGGTTCCCTTGGTGCTCGGCTAAGTTCTTGTAATTAACTAAGTTCAATTTTCATCCTCCTTATGGCTTCTGCCTGATACTAAACATTGCTTCTGGCACATTCTGATTCTCGCAAATTGGTAAATACTCGCACTTATGGCCGTACATAAAATTGCATGATTTCCTATTTTTCCAAAAGTTATTGCTCCAGCGGGCAGATAGAATTTCTATTATTATCTGACGGTATGAGTCTTCGACCTCAGCTAACGGGAATTCACCTTTATAAAACACTTTCCCGTAACGCTTGGTTTCTCTGTTGAACCCGATGAAATAGTTACTTGGCCGGGATAGAATTTCATTATAAACCCTATCATATAATTGTTCCGGTGACTCTTCCTGCGTACGCTTCTTAGTTTCTTTGAGTATCTTCTGTTGTGGCATTTGAACCACTTCCATGATAACCTTCTCTAAATTAGGATCGGCCAGAAAGTAGGTCGAAACTTGATTTGTGATGGGGTAAACCTCGGTATAATACTCAGTCTTTGAAGATAATTTATCCTCAGCAAAGTAGTTCTTGTATTTCCGGTCATAGAACCCGGTTATCTTCAGCGGGAATATCCATTTCCTATCATCTTCGGACTGATCCTTAGCTTCCTTCCAGAGGTTGACCACTTCCTTAGCGTGATTATTGCCAACTGTAACCGATGGTACAAATTGAGAAGGCGGCAATATAATATCATAAGTCATGTCGATTTTAGCTTGTAACTCATATCCTGGATCAACTTCGATTTCGAGGTACTTGTAGGCTGAATAGATAGCCTTGACCTTCGCTACCGTGTAATCGTCGATCTCATACTTGTTGATAATGTCACGTAGTGATTTCTTCTCACCTAAGTATAACTGCTTGGTAGCATCCCATAGTACACCGGCTTTTAACGCTGAGGATAGAAATGGTGGACGGACTTCGATACCCAATATCTTTTTCAGATAGTATAAATAATGGCAGGTACAAAAATCAGATACGCTACTATGGGACAATGGGATAATTCGGCATACATCAGCTACACAGCGGAATCCCTTAGGCTGCTTACAATACCCACATTCACCATGTATAGGCTCAAAATTATCGTCTTGAGCAGGGATATAGTAGTCACATTCTAAATTGTCAAAGGATGGTTGAAACCTCTTGCAGAGGGCGGTATGAAGCAAGTTGCGCACGTTATATCCCTTTCATTTTCCGGTTTCAGTTCAATTTCAATTTCTTTTACATTTTCAGTTTCAATCTATGTTGGATAGGTATCTACACTTGATTTAATGTATTGTCAAGCATTATTTTAATTATATATTATTATGGTGCATAAATTAATTATTGTTTCCATGCACCACCAACTAATACACTTGGCTTTGTGGCTTTCCACACACCACTTACAAGAACTGATATTGCAGATACAGCTTTGAATAGGCCACCAACAACGATCTGGATAGCATGGGTGGTGACTTGGACGGTTGCGCCATAGGATGTACCGATGGAATTGGTTGCGTAAGCTCGCACACGATAGCCGGTGCCTGGGATAAGGCCTGTGATCGCGGTAGTATACGCTCCGGTGGAGAATGATCCATCTTCGTGCGCTTCTGAATCAGCGGTGGTCGGATCGCCTGCAACGCCTGCTACCCAGCAATGGCCGCGGATGGTAGGAGCGACGCCGCCTGTGTCTGTAATGTTGCCATTGGCAGTGCAGGTTGACGTAGTAATGGATGTTGCATCTTGGGTGGTGACTGTGGGGGAAGCATATTCTAAACCAGTTGCGTAAATACTAATTGCATCACCAGCAATTAGGTTATATGTAGCAGATCCACCACCAAATTGATCTCCAGAAAGATTATATACCCCAGAATAACCAACAGTGTCTCTTTCCATATTACCGGAAGTCCAGTAAGCACCAAGGAAATCCCCTGTCACAACATCGCAATTTTTACCTGTATATGTTTGCTTAGAACCTGATGTAACGCTTCCTATTGCCTCGTAATCTCGATCATTATAATCCGTACTACTCCCAGAAAATGTACCAATTTTAAATCCACCAAGATTGGTATTAGCCCACACCTCAAAACTACTTAATGTGCCTGTAGCATTAGCTGAATTGGTTAAATCAACATATGTCTGATTATATATAAAAGTTGTACTTCGATTAGTTGCCCCAGGCCCTATATCAATCGCTGCCATTACTTCACCTTATGCTATAATTCGTGGGCACGGACTTCTCCACAGCCACGAAGTCGGTTGATATAACTTCCGCTACCCTCGCTGCACTCACCTTGATCTTCGCCACCGCTTCTGTAGCCTGTATTGCTATTGCTTCTTTTATCACTTCATCAGCATCAACTTTAGCATCAACCAGAACGCCAATAGGATCGCCGTCATAATCAAGCGGTGTGCCTTTGATCTCTAACTCCTTCTCCATCTCGACAAACGGCTTGGCAATTTCCTTGTAAATAATATGGTCAATAAACTGGACGGGTTCATTTTTATTCAGGTGCAGATTTCCCTTCTGCCAATTCTCGTAGGCCATTTTCAGAAACTTATTCCCGGCCTCGATAATTTCTTCATCTGTGATTTCGGGTTCAAACTGCATGAAATGGCAGCAAAATGGGTTGTTCTGCCAGACGCGAGGGAGGGCGGAGAACCATTTGTCATAAGCAGATTGATTTAAAGGTTGCCCCATAGCATCCACCTTGCCCGTGTACCCACCAGCAGGAATGACAGGCACCTGAACGTGATGCTCTGAATATTTATAATCAGAAGGATCAAGATACAAATCGTACCTAATCTCTACCAACCCCTTCCGCTCATTGCAGCCTGTGTGATTAATCTTAAAGTACATTATCTATCCTTTCTACGCAGTATATTGTAAGTAAATCGACCCATCTGCTATTCCTGTAGGACTCATTGATGCGCCGGTTCCGTAGTAAACATTCGCAAGACCAGTAGTACCCTGGATACCGGTGGCACCAACTACTCCTGTCGCACCTTGAACACCCGTAGCACCCTGCATGCCGGTAATTCCTTGCACACCGGTTTCTCCCTGGATGCCAGTTACACCTTGTATACCAGTAACACCTTGCACGCCCGTAGCCCCTTGGATTCCGGTTGTGCCTTGTATTCCGGTCTCTCCGGGGACATCCGAAATTCCAGTAATACCTTGTACTCCTGTGGCACCCTGTATTCCAGTAATTCCTTGTACACCCGTTACACCTTGTACTCCGGTAATACCCTGGAGTCCAGCGCCGGTAACACCTTGGACTCCGGTCTCACCTGGAACATTTGATACGCCAGTGATACCTTGAACACCAGTTACACCCTGTATACCTATAGTTCCTGTAACTCCCTGGACTCCCGTAACGCCTTGTATCCCGGTTGATCCAATAACTCCTGTTATACCTTGCGATCCAACTGCACCTGTTACTCCTTGAATACCCGTTGCCCCTTGTATCCCCGTAATTCCTTGTGGCCCCGTAGCTGCTGAATCCTGCAATATCCACCGTTTTGTTCCGGCATTTGTATCCGGTGCTATCACATCCGGACTGGACTCTGCTGCTCCACTATCATCATCCAGTTCATATACATAAAAGTAACCAGCCACGAATACAAACGCCCGATCCTTATCCAGCAATGAGTTCCCATCAACCGAATCCAGTGCGGTAGCCGTGCCGCCAGTTAATGTGGTAAAATGATATATAGTTTTAATTGCCATAGTTAATCTCCTTTAACATTTTACACATTGGGTACTCTTAAAATTCTATATCCTGCACCAGCGGAATCATTCGCACCAACGGTAACATTTTGACTATTTGCACCGCCAACCTTCATATATATAGGATTGTCTGCTGTAGCTGTATTAGCAATATTAACATTCTGTGTACTATAACCAACATATATTGTATCATCAGAAAGTAAACCGATTAATGCTTTAGCTGCACCGCCAGAAGTATATCCAAATAACTGATTGTTGTTTAATAAGACTGTATTATTATCAAGGATTAGGTTATGTGAAGTAGTGTGTTCGCCAATGTGATCAGTAAGGGTAGTTGTAGCATGAAGGGCAGTAAAATCTACTGTATTGCCTGTTCCGAGTCCTAAACTTGTACGAGCAGTAGCGCCAGACTCAGCCACCCATGTTGATCCGTTTCCGACTATGATATTGCTATCAGTTACTGCTAACTGAGAAATATCGTGGAGGGACTGGTTGCTGAAACAATGCCAATGGGTACTCGCATCAATATTCATATAAGCATTTGATAATGAAGTAATCCAGATAGCTCCTTGCCGTGCTGTATGAGCTGGAGCGGATGAACTTGTTGATGGTTCTAATAAGATTGGAGATAGACCTGTCGTAGCGTCGCATTCAAAATATCCACCATAGCCTTTTTGACTAAATCCCTGAACTCCAACCTGTGCGAAAATATCCGACCACGTCCAATTATCAATATCGCCGCTATAACCATAAAGAGCAGTACCTCCCTTTGCGCTACCATCTTCAAATCCACCAGATAGGCCGATAATGGACGGAACAGTACCTACGCTCTGTCCAATAACTGCTGCATATTGATAATAATCATGACCAAAGTACCCAACGGTATAATCAACACCACCGCCACCAATAATTCCTATGCTTCCTAACTTTTGGACAGAGGCAACCAATGTGATTGTTATAGCCGCACCGGTCTGTGTAGCATTGAAATTTTCTGCCATTGTGAGAATCGTACCAGCAGCGTTAATACTGGATATTGTATAGGTCCCTGTCTCTCCGCTAACGGTACATGTTCGTGTTGCTTGAAAATGAGTAGAAAAGAAAGGAGTACCAGATGTTGCTGTAATGGTTTTCGCACCAGAAGAAATATTGCCAGTAACAGTAATTTCTGCTGCACCAACATCGCCGTAAAAATACAATTCATTATTGGCAACATCCAAATGCACGCCTTTGGTAGTGCCAACCGTTGCAGATGTTTTAAAATCACCAGTGCTTTCAACTCCTGTGCCGGTATATTTAAAATAAGTACCCGTTCCACCAGCATAAATCTTACCTACTCCACCATCATTACCTATATAAATTCCTTCTTGTGGGTCACCATAACCAGTCTTACCTTGTACAATATATCCACCAGAATCCAGCACCAGTCGATGAGTAAGAAATTCTGCCATCAGTCCAGTTGGTCCCTGCAATCCAGTCACACCCAAGATTCCTGTCGCGCCTTGCGAACCAGTGGAACCCTGAATACCAGTCACGCCCTGCTGGCCTTGTGCACCAGTAATACCCCTTGGGCCGGTTGTACCTTCTATTCCGGTAATACCTTGATTACCTGCAACACCTTGAGAACCAGTTGTACCGATAACACCCGTGGTTCCCTGTGGACCTGTTACCCCTTGCACCCCTTGGTTTCCTGTAACACCTGTAATACCCTGAATGCCTTGGACGCCAGTATTTCCTTGAATGCCTTGGTTTCCCTGTGCGCCGGTTATGCCTTGATTACCTTGAATACCCTGAACACCTTGCGTTCCCTGCACACCTTGTAATCCTGTTACACCTTGAGGACCAACAGCGCCTTGGACTCCTGTATTACCCTGCACTCCCTGGCTTCCGGTAATACCTTGAGGACCAACACTTCCCTGTGCGCCCGTGATGCCTTGGACACCTTGGCTACCTTGAGCACCTTGTGGACCCGGGTCACCTTGTGCACCCGTAATTCCTATGGGGCCTTGGTATCCGGTAACTCCCGTGCCACCCATGACCCCGGTATTGCCCTGATTACCTTGTACGCCTTGCTGTCCGGTAATACCTGTAGAACCCTGAACACCGGTGGAACCTTGGCTACCTTGAGCACCTTGTGGACCAGTGATACCAGTTAATCCTTGATAGCCAGTTATCCCCATAGGGCCTTGATCACCAGCAGCACCAGTGGCACCCTGTGGGCCAGTCTCGCCTACTACACCTGTTGCACCTGCCGGGCCTTGCGAACCAGTAACTCCAATTAATCCAGTAGCACCTTGTGTTCCGGTTTGACCTTGATCGCCCTGGACACCTTGTGAACCAGTTATTCCTTGCTGTCCAGTTGCACCTTGAGTACCTTGCGCACCCTGTGGCCCCTGCGTTCCAGTAATACCTCTTACACCCGTAACGCCTTGCGCCCCTACATTCCCCTGAGCGCCTTGAATTCCAGTTATCCCTTGCGAACCAACTGCACCGGTAGATCCTTGTGTGCCGGTAGCACCCTGACTTCCTGTTGAGCCTTGTGAACCTTGAATACCCGTCGGACCTTCAACGCCTTGTACTCCCTGGATCCCTTGGATACCTTGAACACCTTGTATCCCAGTAACCCCTTGTGGACCAGCAGAACCCGTACTTCCAGCAGGTCCAGTAGCACCAGCAGGGCCAACCGCACCATCAGGACCAGCGGGACCCGTAGGACCGGATATCTCAGAAACAAGCCTCTGCTTCCGAAGAGATCCGTCAGATTTTTGCTTTGTTGAAGGCATGTTGAATTCCTTTTAAAATAAAAAAGCCCCAGAGATATTGAAAGTATTATCAATATCAGTGAGGCTTTCGCGTGACCGACTTGTTATCTTATGTGTCTAAAATAAGAGGGACAAGATAATGTTATTTATTTATATATCACAATCCTAAAAATAATTCTTGCCATTTTAACGATATATCTATCCAATCGCAAGGTTTGTTAATCATGGATAGCCGGTTAAGGGATTGGTATTTATCCAATAGTACCCTATTTGTCATTAACTCGACTGTTTTGTCGATAAATTGTTTCTGATATGATTTACTATAAGGACTACCAGTAAGTAAAAAGTTAATATTCCGATCAACTGTAGTGGATAATGCTCCCATGTCGGTTGTAATGACAGGAGTCCCGGCCAATTGAGATTCATAAGTAGTAAGGCAGAAAGTTTCTGGAAAGTTATTCGGATACAACATCAATTCCGAACTCAGCATCTCCTCAGCTACTCGTGCATGGGTAACTCGACCAGTAAATTTCACATTGGAAAATCTTGATAACTTATCCAGTAATGCCGCACGCTGTCCTTCGACTGAATTCTTCCATTCATCCGATTGACCCCATGTTTTCAACCCTTCCCAACCGTACAAGATAGTTAAATGTATATCAGATATTTTCTCAGTTAACTCAGGCCACATATCAGCCAATATATATAACCCACGATCCGGATTGCTACTGTAGATAACCTTGCCAGCTTCTTTGGGGATGGATTTGATGAATAGCTCCTTTCGTAATCCCAATGGAATAATATGTAATTTTTTCGCATCTACCTTCTCGCCAAACCTCTGTGCAATGTAACATCTGTGCCATAATGAACTACACACAATCGCATCGGCAACATCAAAAGCATCAGGATGGTTAGGATCGGCAAAGTGAGCATCCTGCAACCAGATAATCTTCTTTGCTTTGGACTCCATATATAATGCATCAAACCAGCGAGAAGTAATAATCAAATCCGGCTCCATGCAAAGATAGTTAGAGATATTCTGGTAAGGAATATAATAAACACCATCGTAAACATGTTCTTGTGATGTATTGCAGAACAGGAAAACATCATGACCTATGGCAGCAAGATCCTTGGCTATTTCAATGTAGGTAGTTTCGACTCCATGGACTCCTTGTGCATCCAGTATTCCGCCCCAAATTGGTTCTGGGGTAACACCTAAAGTAAGGAATATCTTCTTATACATAGTCTTCTTACACCACCATAGGTTATTCAGGATTCGATGGTCTCGTGATTTCATATCAACCAGTAAACTTTCAGCTTTATGAAATTGCTTTGTCTTGTAATAGCATAGGAATAACTGATCTTTTGGATATTCATTGTAGGACTTGGATGATAAAAATAGAACGACATCTATAGGAATTGGCATAGACATTGCTTTGTAATACCATTCTTCAGCCTTATCATAATTCTGAAGCATGAAAAATACGTCACCCAGTAAACAATATGCTTCAGCACGTCTTGAATCAATATTAATAGCCTGATTGCAATAACTGATAGCCTGTTCGTAATCACCAGTTGACTTGTACGCCTTGGCAATATCGTAACAAGCCTGCCATCGTTCGTCACGGTAATAGTTATCAGGTAGTGATAAGTATGTTTCAAAACATGATACAGCCATCATAGGTTCGTCGAGATCCATGTACGTCCGGCCAAGGTAGAACCATGCACGATACTCCAATGGGTTCTTATCCAAGGCCTCATTAAGCAACTTTACATATAACTCAAATCTTGTTCGTGCAGTTGCAGCTTTGTCGGATTTTAAATGCTCATGCCGAACCAGAATGTAATTATCAAATACAGTTGCCTGTTCCTTGTCTCGTACAAGACATTCATGGACTCCCGGCCCTTCAAACTTGTAGCTCCCATCATTCTCAAACATCCGGATACGATGATATTGCATGTCAATGGTATTATAATTCTCTGATGGGCCTTCAGTAATAAAGCAGCTCACAGCCGATACACCTTGTTCTGCATATTCCCTAAGTTTATCCAACCCTTGATATAGAATCTCATCCGCATCCATCCAAAGGACATAATCAGATGTGACAAGTTTTAACGCTTCGTTTTTAGTATCAACAAAGTTAACAAATGGAATTTCGAGCAACTTACCATATTTCTTAATTATCTCACGAGTATTATCGGTTGAGCCGGTATCAACAATAACATATTCATCCACCAAATCCTTGACAGCCAACAAGCATTTCTCTAATATTTCCTCTTCGTTTTTAACAATCATACAGCAAGTAATTGTTTTCATTAACCAACCTTTCTTGCTAAGCAATAAGCACTTGGAGTTCCGTTGCCATCATAATTAAAACTTTCAACAATTTCGAATCCAATGGTTATAAGGATTTCTTTTAATTTCAATAATGACAACCCACCTTGATGGAACTGGCCGTAATCAATTTTTGATACATTACCGTTTGCAAAATCTACTGGATTAACCTGAACACCAAATAAAGTTGCAATACCCCAACTCCATCTCTGATCTTCTGGCATCTCAATAAACTTTTTGCAGCATAATTCAATGTCCGGAATCCCAATATCAAGTAATCCACCAATTTTTAAAACTCTATGCCATTCAGTTAATGTTGGAATAAAATGTGCATAAGGTATATGTTCGAGTACATGCTGTGCATTAATACGGTCTACAATTTTATCATTATATGGCAACTTCTGCATATCACAAACAACATCCGGATCACCATATAAGTCCATATTGATATAGCCAGGATAACGAGTATCACCACAACCTAAATTCAATTTGATCTTATCCTTTTCAACCAGAGCAAATTCAACCTCCTGATTAGCGATTAGGTAATCACGATTCGCTACCATTTTATCAACTGGTATCTTACCGACAATCCCATCGAATCGGGAACAGCAATCAAAATAGAATTGCCCCCACTTATTCATCAAGTATTCATTGGTTGTCTTGACCACATCCATTTTGGCGAAGTTATTGGTTTTGTATTGATGGTAGACTACCACTGGTGCAATGCCAATCTTGTATCCTAAGCTTTTAATAGTAACTGAATAGCTGGTGTCGATTGCAGTGTTCTTATCAGGTAAAGTGAAGTCTGGTTTGACATTACCAATTAACTCACTATCAATCATCTGGAAATATCCCGGCATCCATCCCGTTTCTCGTTCGATTAACTGGTCGCTGAAGTCATAATCCGGATCGTAGGTAGAATATGTACCTACCATAGCCCACCGGTTCTTCATCATTGAAATCAAACATTGAGATAAGACCGGCTGGATAAACTCAATATCATCATCAAGAAACACCCAGAACCGTTTCTTTGTTGCTGCAAAACTCTGACGTAGCATCTCAAAATTTTCAAGAATAGGTCGATCTGCAATCTGAACAATAAAAGGTACGTTTGGATGGAATTTTTTAACAGAAGCTAACAACTTTGATAAGTTTTCAGTTCGATGGGTGAATGTTCCAAAAGCAACATCATAGAGCATTGTCTTCGCCTTTCTTTAATAGTTCTTCAATATCTCCACGGAGATGGATCAGTGCAACATAGAAATTTATAAACAATTGGTTGATTGCCGCTTGAATCATTTGTAAGTGTTAATCGTGCAATGTAGCTTGTGCCAGGAAAGGTACAAGTCATCGTTCCTTCAAGATAATCTGTACTATCAGAAGAATCATAAACAGTTTGATAGTGACCTCCATTATCAAAACTCACCTCTAATCTAATATATCCATATCCTCCATTTGAAGAATCCAAATAAGACATAAATGCAACAAAAGAAGTTGGATTGTCATCTTTTAGAGAATATGCACCAGCCACAGGAGTTCCAGATATTGTAAGTGTATTTGGTGTATTGCTTGTAACTGTAAAAGTTGATGCAGCACTATCAACAAGCGTAAGGTTCGTGCATTGATCTGTAAACCAGCTTTTGCCGGTATCAGTTAAAAAGTTAAGACCAACAGAAGTGGATGTCCCGGTTTCAATGGTTGTGATATTGGAATATGTTTTACTTGTAAATCCGTAAGCTCTATCCGCAACTACACCACCGGATATTAACTGGCTCTTTTCTACTGTGCATTGGAATATTGCCGGTTCCGGATCAGCACGTTTTGTTTCATCATTAAACGCATCGTAAATAGCAAATTGTGCCCATGCAATAATCTGGAAGTTCATCTTCATTAATTCAAGTTCAAGAGCTTTCTGGTTTGCATAGGTATCAATGAACGGGTCTTCATCAGTACGCAACTCGAAGATTGTTTTACCGGTAGCATCCTTGCCACGTAATCCGTATATATTCGTATCCAGTTCACCTAACTTAATCTTTTCAACGCTGTTATCATATAATGTTATCTCCGGCGTGTCAGGATCGAGCAGGATAAAACTTGTCGTCTGCCCTATTCGTAACCTTCCCGGTAAAGCATTAGGTAAGGCGGTGGTTGTAGAGTCAGGACCGGATATGACAATGGAGTAGGTGCCGGTTGTCGTATCGGTTGCAATCGTAATAACACCGGGATTGAGGTCAGCCCAATCATCCATCGTAACAGAAAACTTGATTGCGCGAATATCAAGAGAAGCATCCGGATTAATAGTAATATCATCAATTAACACATCATATGAACCACCAAAATCCGCATAATTAATTGTAGTTACGTCATCAGGCCGAAGTGCAAGGCATGTACCTTTTAGTGTGCAGGATACATCAGCACTCTTGAGAAATTTTCGCTGGTAGTATAATGTTCCGAGTTTCTGGATATGCTGCGTATCCTGCACACCAGGGAACTCGACGCACTCCGACCCGATAGTTAGTTTTGTTGTTTTTGCAGGCACTAATGTTTTCAAGAATGTGTCTTGCGATTCACCGGCCTGCTGCCATGCCACATAAGCAGAATCAGAATTAACTTCAGCAACTGCATCGGTGTATTTGAAGCTTGACGGTCCGGATTCCTGTGATTTAAGGACTTCAGCAGATGTAATGGTTTTCTGAGATGTTTTAGATAAAACTTGCAAGCTTATCTGTTCACCAACCACCAGGCATGAATGGCACATCGCAAGGAGTTTTGATAATACCGTTTTTCGATCTTCCTTGTACCAAAACGCGAAGTTCCAAGTTAAGCCCCAGGATGTAAAGGTAGCCTTCGCCGTATCAAAGGAAACAAGGTTCAAATCGTAATCCAGAACTCCCATATTACGCAGCACAATCCGGATAATGTCAGCGGGATTGGTTGTGGATACAGTATTCGCCTTACTGAACTTCGTCGGAACATCAAGTATTGTGCTGCCGGATACCCATATCCCAGAAGCATCAACCACCCCATCGGAATTGGAATCAACAATTATCGGCTGGAATACTCGCCAATTAGTAGCATCAACATCTGTCTTAGTGGATTGAGTAAAGGTATAAGTAGGTGATGCCCATGTTATCTTTGTCCCCATAGATGATGGTGATCGGATCTCGGAAATAGTATATGCGTTAACCGTATCACCTAACAAGTAATATCTCGATGTTCCAGCGTACACTGATCGCAATGGAATATAGCAAGTGCCGTATGGTTCCGGAACACAAACAGTATCTTTTGGTGTGCTGGTATCTTCTGCAACCGGAAATATATCAGAAATAAGACGTGTGTTTGGGTATGTTCCGATAAGATATTGTTGAAGGAAATCCTCACAAACAATATCAATCTGCTGATTATACGGAGATGCTGATTTAATCCGGAATCGCCACGAACCTATTACCTGTTTGCCTAATCCATCATCGACAACCAGTGCAATACGAACTTGACCATTATTGAAATTGGACGCAGTAAGGGTATTGGATGCGTTAATAATGGTAAAATTAACATCGTTAGGAGCATGGATACCAGACTCAGATTTAGACCTACGTAAAGTAATCCCGGAAAAGTTGGTAATCTTGAATGTATGTGCAGTATCCCACTCTGAATCTGTATAGCTACCAGGTGCCTCCACAGCCCCTACATTAAGCGTTCCTGTCCCGGCCGGCACTGTACCAGTAGACCAGTGATATTCCGTGCCAAGGTTGTCTATGACACGAAATAGCCAGTATACATTTTTGTTCGCAGCCGCGATAACCGCTAATTGTCGAGTAGAAAAAGTCTCAGGCATGAGCTACCCCTAATATCTTCAATCGAATATCAGGGTAGCCATATCTGGATACGGAATTTCCAGAACGCTTCAGGTCGCAATCAAACCGAACGCAATAGATATGTGAATCACCAACATGGCTCCATTCAAAAGATCGCTGCTTGCCATTGGCTTTTGTCGGATCGTTGTAGAAATCAAATACAATCCCACTATCAGATTCGGATAACTGGTTGAATCGGTAGGTAACATAGAATATTGATGCAGTTCCGAAACTGATTCGTTCTTCCGAACCATCTACCCCATAATGAATCGCCTGAGATTTGGATGATTCCTCACTGATAGTCCCCTGTGCATTAAGGCCCATAGAGGCGTTATAATCAGGAGTTACCGTACCAGTAAAATAATTTGCAATATATTTTGCCGACATTAGTTTGCAATCCTCCTGATCGCACCCGCCAAATCACCGTTACGAGGTATCTGTTTAGTTACCACATCTCCTATTTCCTTACCATCAACATTCACATGAACATGGATAACCATTTCACCACCATCGGTATTATTGGAGCCACCATTCAACCCTAAGTTATCCCAGAATGATTGAGGCGCCTTCTTGAGAAAACTGGAACGCTGAGGCTCGTAAGTTGGAACTGCCCACTCACCACCAGCCTCACCAAAGATGGCAGGTACATTAGAATATCCACCGCTTGCATGACCTGTGTATTCAGGTGAACTATACATGGAATTTGCAATATCCGCCAATGTAGAACCTGTGGAATATAAACCAGAATAATAAGCATAGCCACCTGGATCGGCACTGCGTCCCAATATCATCTCGTATAATGCTTCAATAGGATTAGTGTAATTATTGGCGCTGGAAGCTGCCATTGCTGCCGAAGTTGCAGTGTATAGTTCGATGTTGTTAAGGGCTTGTAATTGACGTTGTGCAAGGTCTATTTGCAAATCTACACCATCCCCTAATAGCCTTACATCTTCAATTACATTATTGTAAGTTTCCTGATAATTTCCACCATAAGTACGCATAAACTCTAAATAAGTTTTGGCGTAATTAAGATAATTAGATACATCTTCTTCTGTTGCTGTATTGGAAAATGCTAATGACTTTTGACGATTGTATTCATTAATATATGATTCAGCCGAAACAGCCGGTGCCAAGTTGGACATCGCTATATCAATCAGCCATTGCTTAATTGTTTGCTGCTGGTTTTTAAGGGATTCAGTAAGATCGTTTTGTGCATCCAAAACATCACCTAATGCTGTGTAGTATTGATCGGCCGATTCGGCTAAATTCATCATAGTAATATAATGTTCCTGATCGGCTTCGTTATATAAATTAAGACTTTCAACCATTGCCCGATATTCAGCACGTGTGGCAGGAAGAACTAAATTCATAGCAGTAAATGATGCAGATAATTGGCCTTGTAATCTTGTCTGCTTTTCCGAATCATTAAAGAATTTATCGTAGTAAGTTTCAGCAGCCGAACGTAGAGTATCCAGATCACCTGCCATAGAAATCAAAGATTCACTAAAGGCTATAATCTCTGGAGTAGTGCCAGCAAACGATTGACGTGTCATTTCCAAAGTATCAAGAATAACTTCCTTGTCTATAGCCAACCGGACAGCAGTCTCATATAATCCTTCCCCCACTTTCTGATAATTGGAATAAATACCAAATAGCGTTTGTGCTGCTGTGTCTGCCGCATTAGAAAAAGCTTCAGAAAAAGCCTTGTTGATTTCATCGGTAGTTTTTCCGGTAATATCAATGTCGATAACGTCAAAGGCATAATTTAAAGCGGTATCCAAATCAGTACCAAAACTTTTTGAAAGGGCAACCAGCGTTTTGCTCATGCCTTTGAATACTTTTGTAAAAAGTTCTTGTGTCTGAGTGTCTAAAGGCTGGTTGGGGCTAACGGAACTCCAATTATTGTCGCTGCCAAAATAACCACCAGATTCATTGTACCAGGACACGTTGTAGGCCTGTGCTACGGATTGGCTGGGGTTACTCTTATTAGTCAGTTCTCCAACTTTGCCACCGCTTGCCCATACATGGGTAGCGTTAGCGGTATTTTCAATATCGCCGCCGAAGATGGCACCGAGAGTTGAACCAAATAAATTTGTTAATGTATCGCTGATCTTCGTAAGGAAATTTCCTATCTGGCTATTTTCTCCAAAGATTGCATCAGTAATCAAATGGCCTGTAAAAATTCTGCCTATCGTAGAATCAGCGGCGTCCAGCCATGTTTGCTCTGCGTTGCCAATTATCGATGAGGCATCAAAAGTAGAGCCACTTAGTCCCGTCTTGACAATGGAAGTTATCAACCCCGTAATGTTCGAGTTGAGCTCGCTCATGGAGCTATTCAGATCGGCCAGTTCCCGATACTGCATGTCGTAGGTGTCTTGCAGTAGCTCATATGATTTGGAAATGGATTCGCTGCCAGTCCCGGCCTCTGCGCCTAATACTGTTGACGCGGGGAGAGACGTTGGTACAGATACAGATGTGCTTCCACTGCCATTAGCAATTCCGTACATAGCAAACACACTTGCCATAAGTGCTATCATTGCTGCTGCTGTTGCAAAACCTGTAGGTCCAACACCAATCGAAGCACCCGTCACTGCCGCACCTGCATTTGATATTGCTACTCCAGTGTTGGAAGTTATTAACCCAAGGTTACTTGCAACTATCTGTGCATTTTTAGCAATTTCAATAGCTTGTTCTGCAATTAAAACACCCTTTTTCCATTCTGACAAACGCTTATATTCAGAAGATTCTTTATCGTATGCAGTCATTGCAGCATCAAGCATTTTGCCGAAGCCACTAACAACCTTTTCTACATTCGACATCTTACCTTCAAATATAGTTTTATCCAACTTCTTTGTTTCATTAGCAATCCATGCAGCTTTATCAAACATCGTTTTTTGATTCTTTATATCATTCTCCATTACTCTATTACTAAATTCTATTTTCTTTGCCGACATTTCTTTTGCTGCATTAATAGCCTTATTTGCACCAACTGAATCTCCCATTCCCTCCAAATATTTAGCATAATTATTTAATTGAATTGCGTATTCATCCATTAATAATAGCGTCTTTTTACGCTCACCTTCAACTTCGGCATATGCAGAAGAACTTAAATTCGATCCACCTTCAGCGTTCTGAAATTCTCGTTCAAGTTTATCAGCTTCATTTTTAATTTTCATAATAGCAATATCACGATATTGCTTTGTATATTCCTGTCCCATATCCTTGAGATATGAGAGCTGCATGTCATAGATTTTTTTCTCTGCTTCGTTATAAAGAAGAAACTTTTGATCTGCAACCCACTTGGCCTTATCGAAATCCTTTCCGTATTCGAGTTCCTTTACTTTCGCTTCTTTCTCTATCCAGACCAATGATGCCTTGTAATACTCATCCCGGTTAAGACCGATCTCCTTGTAGAACGTAACCATCTTGCGGGCTTTATCTGCTTCCTTTTGTGCAATGGATATTCCTGATTGTTTACTAACCTCATCATTGAACGCTTTTACCTTATCTATTGCCTCTTGCCATGCAGGAGTACCCTTCTCGAACTTTGCAGTAATCTCCTCAATAGCCCTTGCCATTTCGTAAGTTCGATCAGTTACGGGAGCCACTGTATTCATTAACCTATCGTAGTCATCATTTATTTTCTTGGTGGCCGCTGCATCCTTCTCTGCGGCTTTTGCATTATCTTCCCTACTTTTCTGCACCATATTATTGACAACCAACTGATCTTTCATCTTCTGACTGGCATCAATGGTAGCAAATACTGCTGTTTTTTGGGATTCGGTTAATTTATCCCATCCCTTTGTATTCTCGAATTCTTTACGTAGTTTTTCTGCTTCAATCCGGTTTTGTTCAAATGCTTTACGAGAACCATCTAACCCTGATAACTGAACGTCTTCTGTTAGTTTCCATATCTTTTCCTGAAGATTTTTCATCTCTTCAGCGGCTTTTTTAGCATCATCATTAGATTTCTTATCAAGAGAGAATTGTTGTTCCTTGAGAATCTTCCTCTTTTCAAGGTATTTATTGATATAATTTTCCGATGCACCAGCATCCTTAAACGCCGCGAATTGTAATTTTGTTTGTTTGTCATATTCAGCAATACTTTCTTTATGATTCTTGTTAATAGTCTCATCCATCATCTTCATTATTTTGATGACATTGAGATTAGCCTTCTCTTGAGCGGTGAGTGCGGGTTTGGCCACAAAAGGAACCATTACCTCTTGTGGACCTGGACGAGTTCCTATGTTCTTTATTGCCTCCCAAGCATCAAATGCTTTCTTCGGAAGAGCACCGAGATTATTACCAGTTTCTTTAAGTTTGCTATTTATCAAAGAAATAGCTGCTATCATCAACCCGACTTGATTACCCCATAAGATTTTACCAATTATTCCCATACTTGCAGCTTCAAATGTTCCAGACGGAGCCGTGTCGTAAATTAGCTTCAACATTTTAGCGGTCGCACGTAATTGGTCTACCGTGTCAGCAATTGATTGCTTATTGGTTTGCAACCATTTATCCAGCTCTTGTGTTAATACAATTATGTCTTCATAGGCTTGCTTCATCGTACCACGAAGTATCTGCGTAACCGTGGTATCCAAGGATGTTTTTACTGCTTGCCATTGCTTTTCAATAATTGATGTTGCTGGCCCAAATCCTTTGAGTAATTCACCGATATGTTCAAGAACAGTATCAGTTGCTCGCCATTGCGCCATGTGCTTTTCTATTTCAGGATCAATTTCACGCAATGTAATGAGCATCATTGACGAATGTACATTCATGCCCGTCATCAATGACCTTACTTCTGTGTTGATTTGGCGGGTGATTTCTTGACCTTGTGTCATCAAGGGGAGAGCATTGGATATTTTTGTAAATGCGTCAATTTGTTTCTTATTGTTTTCATCAAGAAATACACCGGAACGAGCAAAGGCATTGGCGAGAGCGATTGTTTCTTGACCTGATAACAATGTCTTTGCGGCTATTTTCTCAAGAACTGGGATGATGGCAGTGGAATAAGCCAGTGCGTTTTTCCACTGATCTTCAAGAGACAACTCTTTAATATTTTGCCCGAAGGTGACAACCATCGCCGCCATTGAAGCTATTGCTGTGTTGTACTCCTCAACAGCCTTAAACCCCTTAACAAATGGCATTGATAAATAGTCAATAGCAGTACTTGCAACATACATGGTAGCATAGAATCTTAACACCGCGCGTTGCATAGAGGCCAACGACATCTCATGATGGCCGGTCATCTCCTTGTTCAACTCTTTGAGTTTTTCGTTTTTAGCTCTCTCGATATTTACTAAATCTTGCGCCGTATGATTTCCGGTTGTCTTAATGGCATCATAAGAGGCAATGACAGCCGCTTTCTGTGCTTCAATTGCTGCCACCGACCGGATACCAAGAGTTTCAAAAAGGGGGTTTTTAGCCATCTGTTTCTTTGATGTATTGATACTGGACACCATCGCCGCGTATGACCGTTCTACTTCAGCAAGTGAGGACTTCGCAGATAAACCAATTTTACGAAAAGATGCTTCAGCTCTTGTTGCCATTGCAGCGTATAGTTCGTCAGAAGTAACTCCCAATCTCTTAAAGTTGCCATTGATAGTGTTTGCAGCTTCTTTTGATTCGGAAAGTATTTTCTGTTGAGCTTTAGTATAAGCGGCAGTCTCCAAATCGAGACTTATAACCATTTCACCAACTGGTTTTTTAGCCATTATTTAACCCCTCGCGGCCCACCGCCATTCTCGCAAATGGAAATAACTTCACTCTCTGATTCTTTCATTGCTGGACGGAAGAAAGGTTTTTTACCGCCCTTCCATCCTCCACGACCGTATTCAATTTGCAACGCCCACCAAGGATCATATGCACCAGCCATCACCCATATATTTTTCACGGTTGGGTCTTTTGACCGGACGGTACGGATAGTGTTTACCATTTCCTTATGGTATCGAGCTGTATATGATGCTGTATTGCCTTTAGTATATGGACCATGTTCTTTCCACCGTTCACCAGCAAGTGACGGTGGGGGATTGCCTCTTGCCGATGTAATACTTGTCTTTAGTTTTACCTTTGCCTTATCACGGATAACATCAGCAGCAGATTCAACTCTGTCAAGAGCATCATGGAAAAACTCAGTATCCCATTTTGACATATCAAGTTTGAATTGGACCGCCATCGCTACCCCTCGCTATCCCTCTTCAACCGTTGCGAAACGTGCCATGCCCTAAGCACCTTATTGAATGTTCCCCATTCATCACGTACCCCACCTGGAAACTTTTCAATCGCCTTCCAGAGTGCTAAATGGTTGAGGTCGATCTCTATATCCTGTTCACCGTTCCATCTAACTTCACACTGTGATCTGACAAGGAGATAAATCTTAGCTGCAACTTCATTTTCCGGTATTAACACCACCCTCTTACGTTCATCTGTGCAATTATCGCACGGTGTATCTTCAGGTGGATTCCTTTCCGCAAACATCGCCGTGCAAACGGTGGGGCAGAAAATAGGGTCAGCACCACCCCATAGAGTTATGTAGGCTGCCCAATCGGAAAATTTACCTGTTCCTTTTCCTTGACCCCTGAACTGGACAATAACTGTTGGCATCGCGCAAAGAATCTGTCAAATACCGGCACTTTCATCAAGGCTAATTTACTTGCTCGATCACACTCTATCATCTTGCCAGTCTTAGCGTCTTTGAATCCTTCAATGCCCGTAATGGCGAAATCAAAGGCATCATCACGTTCATCCTTAGCCTCTTCAACCGATAACTCAGCATAAAACGATATACGTTCCATCTGGCGAGTCTTGGGGTTCATGACATGTTCAGTCTGACGTCTACGCTTGGCTATCCGTTCCTCAAAAAAAGGAGTCATGGCGCGAATCTGAACTTTAGCATCTGTAACCGGATCATCAAATACAGGCTCCCCAGTTACCGGATCAATTTTGGAGTTCTGGAAAGGAAACCATTCCCCCTGTGCAGTGTCTAAAGATATTAGCATGTTACTGCCTTTCTATCCCGTAGGATGGTTATGGGGAGGTTGGCATTATTACCAAACCTCCCAGTTCTTGCATTAAGTTAGATTAGGTTCCCGTACCCACCTGCTCCATCGCCTGACTTGAAACCTGTCCGGAGAAGGAAATGGTGCCGAAATTGTTACGAGGCAAGGTCACGGCATTAGCCTTCGTGACGATGATGTACCCACCAGCCGCTACACGCCAGAAGGTAGAAACATTGGCATACAGGTAGATATTAGTCAGATGTGTACCAGCCTGACACACTGCTGACAATGCAAGCTGACCATTGGTATCCGCTGGATCGTAGTTGCCATTGAATTCAATGGTTCCAGCCTCACCCAATTCCGCTACTTCGTAAACCTTAGTTCCTGTATCACCGAACGCAGTAGGTGCCGAAGTAACTGGTAAACTGAATCCACTCATTGACCATGATACCATGTTAGCAACAACTACGCTGCCATACATGACCTTACCGTTCACACCACTGATTTTCATTTTGAAAATCCTCCTTTGTTTACCGAGGACAATAAAAAATGCCCCGGAAATCGAATTATTATCAATTTCAGCGGGGCATGTGCGCAACTGACCTATCGGAATATGCGTCTTTAGAGGGATATTCCAATTGTTATGTATTCATTACTACACTATTCCTAACTGTTTTAATACATTCTTTTCAGTTACCTGGGTTTCATCAAAGAATATTCCCGTCCACCCATATTCTCTGAACACCTTTTGTCGCTCATCCATCCATTCTTGAACTGTTTCGGCATGACGTAATTTATAATATCGGGCATAGACTTCGATAGCAATCTTATCCCCGTTAATATTAATAAAGTCAGGGTTCTTGCGTCCAATCATAAACGACCCATCACCAACAAATTTATAAGGAAGACCATTCTTTTCAACAATATCAAGAAACTTCTTCTCCAATGATGTTGGGGTTCGTCTTGTTAAACATTTCCTTATGTGTTCAGCAGTAAGTTCCTTCCCCATGTGTGATTTACTCATTTTTGCTTTACTTTCTTCTGTTGGATGCCATGCTCGCATTTTCTCCAAGGTTGTCTCATCCCATTGTTTTCCTGTATTCCACGGCACCATCCCTTTTTTGAATTCCGTCTTTGAAGAATAATGCTTCCCCATCCTTGCTTCTGATTTATGCCTTTTCGATTCTTCTGAAAGTTCAGGGTAAGTATATGTTGGAATCGGATCACCATTAATTCGTTTCATCCCTTTATTCCAAGGAATTCCACCTTTAGGACGACCAATAGTTTTATCTGATGTCAACATTCCAATCCGTATATTTTCCTTGTGTCCATCAGATAAAACCACTCCCCGCAACCTTGCTGAAAACTTTTCTCTTCGGGCAGTAGAATGGACATAACCAAGGTTTACTTTACTACCCTTAATGAATTTTCCTTTTTCGTCTCTTCCAGTATCCACTGACTCAATCACTTTTTAGTTGCATTCTACTTCTATTTCATTAAATCTTCAAGCAATTTTATTAACATTTTTGCTGCTCGAATGATTGCTTGGCAAATTCTTTTGCTATCGTCGGTCATGCGGCGGCCTCAGTTCCCTCAAAACATTCGATTCAGTTACTTGTGTTTCATCAAAGAATATAATACTCCACCCATATTCCGCAAATATCCGGCACCGTTCTTCTTTCCATCCGTCTATTGTTTCATTACATCTTAATTTATAATATCGGGCATAGACTTCGATAGCAATCTTATCCCCATTAATATTAATAAAGTCTGGGTTTCTATTCCCAAGCATGAATGACCCATCACCAACAAATTTATATGGAAGATTATATTTATTAACAATATCTTCAAATTTCGATTCCAACGAGCTTGGTATCCTCCTTGTTAATGTTCTTCTAACCCGTTCCGCTGAAATCTCTTTCCCTTTATTTGATGCACTTATTCTTGCTTTTGTTTCTTCGGAAGGATACCCCATTATATTTATACCTCTTCTGGTGCAGCCGATGTCATAAATGCTTTAATTTGGACTAATCTCTCCTCAGCATCCGGTGACAAGCCTAACGCTGTTGAATCCAATTTCCATCTACTACTAAATCTATCATGAAGCATTTTATAATTCTCGATAAATAAGGAATCTGGACTCCATGAAAATTTCCTCATGCAGTAGTGCTCACAAAATGCGTCTATAATCCAACTACTTCCACCCATTTCCCACGCTTGCAAGCAACACATCGTCCCGTACAAATCAAATCCCGTTAAACCGGGGTCGAACCTGAACCCCTTTTTCATGTTCACAATTATCACGCATTCATCAAAGCAACATGCGGGATGAGGGAATGAATGAATATCGGACGTGTCAAAATGATCGGGAATACGCATGTCATGGAACTTACCACAAATTACCCCATTAGCATCCTTGCCTATTACACCTGCAACAATCCAAGATTCAGGTAGCATGGATATTTGATAGCGTACCTGATCAACCCAACCAGAACGAAAGTACATATCTTGGTGTACGAGGCAGCAGATATCAGCACCTTCGTTTTCAGCCTTATCTAATAGTATATTCAACCCTTTAGTAGCTGATTCTGGATTATGAATATAATTTAATGTACCTTCTATTTGAGATTGACGAAGAACCATGTCGAATCGAACTTGATCATTTATAAGTACTCCAAACGACATTTTTAACTTTATCTCTGCTGCATCTTGAGTAATCCGGATAAACCGATCTAATTGTGCATCAAAGTCCTTTATCAATTCATCGTATGAAGGGCCAACTTGTCCACCGGGTATTACTACTACCTTGCATCCGCATAGCCGTGCTTCATAAGTAAGTGCTGTGCAATCGTCGTAGGAGTAGAGGATTTCTTTTTCATTGAGTAATTTAGCTAATTCTTGTCTGGTCTCCGGCCAATCGTAAGTGATTTCCGTTAGCCCTTTTGTTTCAGGAATCTCGTCAACCTTATCTTCACCTTTCCCAATCCAAAAACATCCACCAGAACGGGGGAGACCATAATCGCGAAAGAATGGTTCGATGATAGGGACAGTTAATAATGACGCAGTAGGGTAGAACACAGGAGAGTAGGTGAAGATAAGTTCACTGGGATTGTATGAATCATCACCACCTAATAGGCCAGGATGATTAAGAACATATCGAACCACTGTACGGCCATTCATTGGATTTCCAGATACGGTTTCTGGGTAGATGACTATGGAACTTGGAGGCGCTTCCCCACCTTGGAATATCTTAGCTTCGTAACCAGCGGATTCAAGATGGTTACAGAGTTCATATAGAGCGCGAACGCCACCTGAACTATTGCGGTAAGGAGGTGCCATGATGATGTAAGGATATTTGGTCATCTATCCTTCCTTTCTAAACAACGCTATGCCGCAAGATGGCCCTGAATCTGCAATCCATTCACCAATTAAGGTAAAGTCATTAGTTCCATGTGCTAATTCCTTTACTACATGGTAGATACCCTGTCCACTGTTGGCAGTATCATGTAGGATCAAAAAACCACCTTTGGCAAGATGGGGTGTGTAATTGGATATGTCAGCCATAGTAGCATCATAGCCAGTATCACCATCTAATAGTATGAGATCAAATGGGCCGATTACATTATTGATTATAGCAGGAGTGTGGGAATTGCCAACAATTTGCTCAGTTACAATTCCTCGTAGAATTGTAGAACGGTACTTAGTCTTCGGATGTTTGTTATCGTCGATTAGGACAATACGAGAAGGATGGAAGAAATGATTTATTATGAATGTCGTACCACCAGATGCAACACCGATTTCAAGATAGGAAGAAATCTCAACACCAGAATCGAGGATGGCTTTGATACAAGAGGCTAATTCACTTGGAACTTGCTGGAGAAAAATACCACCTACGTAACTACCACCGAATGTGGGTAAGTCGTCCGAGCCAGAATCGAGGATAAACTTAGTAATGAAATCTAATCGGCGTTTATCCATGTCAAGGTCAACTTCAACAATTATTGGTTCAGTGGCAACTTCTTTTATCTTTGCCTTTGCCATTATTGCACTACTCCTTTCTCTGGTTCGGGTTCAACATCTGCCCCACGATCCTCTGCCGTCATCTCCCATTCTTCGAGGGCAGAGTAGGCTTCGTCAGGCGTTCGTTTGCCAGCGGTACGGAATATGCGCTCATCGTCCGAATCATCCATTGTAGGGGGGATTTCAATCCACCGGTAGGCTACCCATTCCTTGCGGGTAATATCTTCGAGCTTCTTTTCCATGATTATCCTTTCTTTATGCCCTATTTTGTCAACACGCCAATATCCATTCCTTCTTCCAGAAGCATGACATTGACATTGTATCCAAAGTCTTTAATCTGTTGTTTAATCGCTTCCCTTAAATTCTTGTGAGTTTGTGCGGATAACGCAAGGGGTGTTTTTATCACCACAGTGTCACCATCCTTGACCTCAAGTTTTTGCATCCCTTCAAGAAACCTGACCCGAAAAGATTGGTCTATCCTCTCTTCGATAAGTTTCGATCCCTCTTCCTTGAACATCCTTTCGAACCATTTGCGAATCATAAAACTCCTTTCTTATGCGTTAATTGCCTGTAATAAAGATGTACCTCCACTGTAACCTTTTTGCATATTAAGAATGCAAGTCTGAACTCTTGCACCAGCAAAAGCATTCCGTGGTAAATGTGTCACTGATTTTAGTCCGAAATCAACAATTCCTTTGGTTCTTCTTTCTGAATTTATAATGGTAAGCCACGGCATAAGTGCTATAATAATATCTGACATCCCCATCACGGTAGATAAAATCTTGTAACCTTGCTGCATCGGTGAAAATGGTGGGTTCATTACAACTGCATCAAAATTACCACTCACATCCCAAAAATTAGACGGAGCAGTTACTTGGTATCCATCCAATGCCTTTACTAAATTTCCTTCACCGGGGGTAGGTTCCAAAATAGTAATTACATTCTTAGGAATCATCTTTACCATTAAATCGCACACCCATTTTTGAGTTTGGAAATCCATTACTATCCTTTCTTATGTTGATTGGTAGGTACATTCCTTATGTTTATGAAATTCTTTAATTCTACTTTTTACTTTCCCCATGTTTTTAAGTTCACGTTCCCAAATTACAAGTGTTTCATAACCAAAAGGGCTAAATATATCCGCTCTATCTTGTGGATTCTCACCTCTGTGCCAATAATCACCAAACAATTCGATGATTTTTTTCTGACCATTACAATTTACAAAGTCAGGATTCTTACCATTGACAACAAAGCTAAAATCACCTGTGTATTTCCACTCACCGGGGTACATTTCGTCAAGCACTTTAATCAAGGCCGATTCCGGTTTATTTGGCTTTATGCTCCGTGCTGCCCCCATCATCAAAACATATTCGCGGTCAAGCCATTTCTTTTTAAGCGATATTGTTATTTTTTCTTTACACTCGGCAGTTTTAGGAACCCCGAATGATGAATTCAAAACACCACACCGTCCACTCATATTTGCCCTTGCTTCTTCAGTATGTTTTCTACCTTTCATCAACCTTGTAAAAGATGCTTTCCTCTCAGGAGTCCATTCTTTCCTTATCATATTTCTCATCATTTTTGTATGATGTGCGGCGTATTCGGGGTTCTCAAACCGTTTGCTTGTTGCTTCTCTTAACTTTTCTCTTGTTTCATCCGATACAACAACCCCCTTGCGGTACATCCCTAAATTTCTTATCTCAACACCTTCTTCTCTTAATCGTTTAAGAATGACATCTCTGCCCGTTCCCAACCTTTCCGCTATCTCTTTTGCAGTCATTTTTTGTTCAACGTACATCTGGCAAATTTCTTGACGCATATCATTTGTGAAATGTCGTTCTATTGCATTCTTCCCAATCTTTGCCGCATGTTCAGGTGTAAAAGTTATCCCCCTGTTATTGTGTCCGTGGATAAACACAACCTCTTTGCGGAATCTTCCCCGACGAGGCTTGCCAGGGATTAAATCCCCTCCACATCCACATTGACATTTTTTAAAAGTTTCCATTATGTAGCCTGATAATCAACAGTATAATCCACCGCCCAGTGTAGCGCGATGCTCGATCCATCTTGCAACGCTGATAAATCCTCAACCATAGTAACTAAATTCTGACGCTGGAATAGCACACAATTCTTGCCAGTGATGGTCAAGGTACAATCATCTAATAAAGTAATAAGATCGGCGCACATCGTGGTTATCTGCGTTTTGCCTGCTGATAATGCTGAGAATAGGTCGAATTGGATAAGGACTGATTCACCAGTTTTCTGGAATACGTTATCGGGTACGCCGGACACTATTGAATAGACCAAGCGAGGAAGGTCATCAGTATCCGAGGTGTCGTAATAGCACCGGCCACCAACATCGTTGTACACATTGGAATCAAGTAACTTTGCTGTTATTGCGTCGATAAGTATCTGCATTAGATAACTTCCTTTTGTGCCTTTTCCATATCATCAATTCTTACCAACAATTCCTTAAGCAACCTTAATTCTTTCTTCGTCTCATCACTTAATTTAGCAATAGCAAAAATATCAACCTTGGGAATATTGAATGATAATTCAGCCCTAACAAATTCATTGGTATGACAACGAATTGTTGCTGAATAAATACCTTTTATCTTCTCCCCGGTTTCAGCATCATAAACTTCTGTATCATGTCCTATGCCATTACTATTTACGATTCTTACTTTCATAACTTCCTTTCCGGCTTACACAATCTCTTTAACTCGTATTTCGTAATATTCATTTTTACCACTCAAATTGATAGGTGGGCCGACGATTGAGTATATTGTACTTCCACACACCACACGCCACGTTGGTTTAATACTCACGGGCCGGTATCGAATACGAATCTTGCCGGTGATGGTGCCACCCAATGCGAGAGATTGCAGGGACTCCGCTGAGTTCAACGGCCAGACCGCACCCTTGCACGTGAATATGGTAGTCCACGTAACCGGGGAGCCGGAAGGAGCTTGGAATGTAAGGAATTTTGTCATATCACCTAATTTCATTAGATAAAATCCATATCGTTCAGACGGCCTACAATATTGCACATACGATCATATGTTTTGTCTTCAATAACCGTTTGGCCGGTTGTATTGTCACCTTTATTCACATAGAGATTCACCGCCATCCTTTTCACTGCACTTTTGATAGATTTCGGAACTTCTGCTTGCGTCGCGTACCCACAAGTGAATCTTATTGAAATTGCGTTACTTGGGTAAAGAGTTCCCGAAGGCCAAACACCCTGATACGGCAAAACAATAAATCCACACTGGGTGCCATTTGTCTCAACCAGATAGTCGGTCCCGGCAGTTAGCGTCGTTTCGGTTCCATCCATGTCTTTCCATTTGACGATAGGCTCATGCCCAGTATCGTTGCGAAGATTACCAAAGGGAATTTTAATGCGATCACCGCAAGGCCAACTTCCTGGGTAGTAATCCCACACCTGTTCCATGATTTTCTTCCCGGTATCGTTTTCAACAGAAAGACGACCATTGGTGATACAATCATTTAGTTCATCATCATCGGATACCATAGGTGCATTGGTGAGAATCGAAGTCCCGAATTCGCAGGCGGCGAGGAGAACTTTGGAGGCCGTCCGAATATAGCGTTTTGATCCGGTATAAACCTTCTTGAAATCCGTATTGTCGTTTGTGGTCGTGACCTGATCAAAGGCACCAATGGCCCAATCGGTATAGGTTCCAGCCAACGTGTCGCATTCCTGAATCTTCGTATCGTTTGTGCCAGTCGCACCATTGGTTCCGCAATGAAGAAGAACTTCCGCCTGCTTTCCGAGAACGTCAACACCCGTGCCAATGTGGGTAGTGTAATTGTTGGCAATGGCATGTGAACCATAGGCAAGACATTGGACAAGAGTAAGGTTCCCATCAAAAGTGCCACTATCGAGACCACTTGCTATTTTGAATTCCGCCAGTGTGACGGGTTCAATGGATGGTTCAGCATACACTTTTACGATCATGGTTTGCACCTCATTACGTTCCTTGCGTGTCGGCGCGTCATGGTGGCAAGCCACCCGCCGCCACTACAGTCACTTTTAATTAGTTATTATTACTTTTTCTTTTTACCTTTAGCTTTTTGTTTCTTGGTTTTCTTAGCATCTGCAATCTGATTAACCCTTCCAGTCTTTGCCATTTTTACTATCCTTCTTTGGGTTCGGGAACATCTGATTGTGCTGCTACTATTCGGGCAATATATGCCTGCGTATCGTCCGGTGATAGTCCTGCATTATTGATAATCTGATAAATACCGGCAATTGCCTGTTCAAGTCCTAAAACCAATGCTGCTATAGTTGCTGGATCCATTAGCGTTTAACCTCCGTAAGAAACTTGGTAACATCTGCAATTAAAGTAGGAAGTTGAGCATTCAAAGCATCGAATTTAGCCTGTGCTGTCACTTTACTATTGGAATCGGTAGCTGTCAATACCATAATAGCGGCTGTTCCAATCCCACGATAGCAAGTTACTGCTTTTGCATAAACTCCAGTCTGGAATGAGGAGTCTTGGGCTAAAGTAATTATTCCTGCCTTGAGCATCGCCTTTTCCGTATTGTAAGCAGAGGTTAAGGTAGCCCCTGCGGTTTCGTACGCTGTTACACCAATGTTGGTTGATGTAGTATTGGTAGCACCCATAGAAGCGCAACCTGCAACCATAAACATTGCAACCATCGTAACCATCACAACCATTATTGACACAACTCTATTCTGTTTATATTTTCTCATCTACTTTATCCTCCTTTTTGACTGATTCAGTTATATTCGTTACTGTATCTGTTGATCGTTGGTTCATGCCTGGTGTTCGTCCAATTGCGACACCTGTTACAAGTGCACCAGTTGCAGTAATGATTTGAATAATAATCTGATCTGCATCTACTCCAATAACTATTAACGATCCGATAGCTATAATAGCAAACAACATCAATGCCATTGCTATCTGGTTTGCAAAGAATTCTTTCACCTTAACCTCCTTTCCTGATCTGATCGTAGTATTTGTTTACCTTATCCACGTACCCCTGATTAACGTACTTTCCATTTTGTAATTTACGAGGTGAGCCAGCATTATAGGATGCAATCACTGCATCGAGGCCATTATCTTCGTATTTATCAAATTTACGTTTGAGATACTTGCATGACCAGTCCAACCCCTTGCATGGTTCAAATAGTTCTTCAAAAGGGCCGGCAAATCCCATTTCACGCACAACTTGGCCCATTATTTGCATCAACCCCCAGGAAGTGGCCCTTCCTTTTGCTTCGTGCTCATCAATCACATTGTGCATCAAAATAGGTAATATGTATTTACGATAAAAAGCAGGTTCATAGCGGGTAGCACCTGGCTTACCACTGGATTCCGTCATAACAAACGCTTCAACTAAGTCTGGATCAAGGTTATGTAAATGGGCTGCATCATCTATCTTAACTTTGATTTCCGGCTTGACCATTCCTTAACTCCTCTCTTTTTACTTGATATTTACATGGTTGTATTAATGTTGGATGCTTGGGACACTCTGGATACTTACCATATTCACATGATAAAATATATAGTTTACAGTATGAAGGAGTGTAAAATATTAACATAACAGCCAGAATCCTTCTATAATAAAGTGACGTTTATTCCTTATGGTATCCCCTATTATCATTATCCTTTTCTTATTATCATTGCCAATACCCCACCAACTACTGCAATAAGAATTAATGCCACTTGACCATACACAATACTCTTAATTGGTTCAAAGCATTCAATGGTCACAAATTTACTGTCAAGCCGAACCTTGATGTCTGCAAGTTCAGCCTTGATATAGCCAAGATCAATTTTGGTAGCCTCACTTAATGCTTGTGCAGCATGGACGGCATTTAAAGTTACCTGGTCAGCGGCGGCGGCTGCAACTCTTACCACTGTTTCGGCTGCGGACTGGGCTGCAAGGTCTGCTATTCTACGAAGTTCATCTTCCCTTTGAAGATCACCCATTTAGCCATTCCTCCTCTACACAAAAGCGTAAATGTAAAAAATGTAAATAATGTATAAAATAATTAAGTATTAAGTATTAAGCATTAAGCATTAAGCATGTATCCACCAGCCACAAGAGGTCGCCAAAAAACAGTTATGTCCGCAACCTTGCCGGAACCAGCCGTCGCGCCAATGATGGTTAATTGAACCTTTTTCGTAGCTGCCGTTACGGAAGGGCCACGATATACGGAGTAAAAATTTCCGGTTAGATTGGCCTTCGCAGCGGCGGTACTGGAACATAAAACAATTGGTGTGCCATCGTCAGTCTGGACACTAATGCCGGTGAAAGTGGCTACTGAATGGAGGTCATCGGGAACACTAACAATCACCGCGTCGATGAACAATGCCTGAGCCGTGGCCGTCATTACGTCGTATACAGCAGCGGCTTGGTTTAGAGAAATTTGCTTATAATTTACGGTCTGGTCGGGCACGGTTGGCTTGGGTATCCATGCGTATCCGTTGAAGATATACATGTACCCAGTATTTTCTTCATAGCAAGTAGCACCGAGGTTGATACTGGTGGTGAGTTTGGTATCTGTGGATTTAGCTATGTAACGATTTGCTGATATTAGTGTGAATGACATTGCGTATCCCTCCATTTTTCGGGATAAAAAGGTAGGGGCCGGGTAAATATCCCCTACCTGAAAGGGGTTATTTCTTTTTGGTAGCCACCTTGCCGATAGTGGTAACAATCTTATCCTCTACCTTTTTCACTGGATCTGACTTTTCAATCTCAGACCCACATGAGAAGCAGGCACCTTTTGCACCGTTAAATACTGTGTTACATGATGGACAAATCATTGTTATGACCCTCCTTGTTCTACAAACCGTTCGTAAATAGCAAAATGGGATTCTTGTAATTTCTTGTCCCTATCGAGTTTTTTAAGAGTGTTGACAATTACATCCATTGCCTTTTCGCCAACAGAAATCTCTTTCGGGATATCGCCACCTTGTTTCCATTGAACATTACCACCTTCTTGTTTGAATTGTAATGCTGCATGTTCCTCTTCCGAAAAGGATAAATCTTCACGCAACTTTCGGACAATCTTCAGGGTGGTGAAGTCGCCCTCTTTAGGCAAAATGTTGAGCAATATCAATCTTTCAAATACGAGCAATTCCATTCTAAAACTTCCCCTTTCTTGGTTAAGCATGATACAAATTTACGTACCAAACCTGGCCCGCAGTAGCATCCTTAATCAACGGGATTTTATAGTCATTACCAGTGGCCGCACCAGATGCGCCTCCCATATCCACAATAGCGTTGACATCAAAAAGAGCTGTCAAAGTATTGCTGTAGATGTTTGTGCTAAACAAGAACAATGAACCGGGATTCTGGCCATCATCAATCACACATTCCATCCGCATTCCGATAACCAACTTGGCACTGGAAATGTCGGAACCCATCGCAGCGGGGGCATAAATTCCATTATCCTGAGCATAAATCCCGTGACTACCGCACTTAGCGTCCACATCGAAATTTATCCAAGAACCGAAACCATATATTTCACTTGCAAGAGTTCCGGTAAGATCGGCCTCAAAATAACCAGAAACACCATATGTATTAGCTGGGTTATTGGCCGTCACTACTGTTCTAAGCCCTGAATACGCATCACCTGCGGTAAGTGCCGCAACCGTGATAGACTGTGGTGCTGCATTTACAAGAGTAATGCCAGTGAGTGTTAATGTCCCCGCACCAGCGTCAATGATGAATGACTTCCCACCCGTCGCGTAAAACTGAAAGTCAACGTCCTGAGATGTGCCGCCTACTTTGACTGCTGCGGTGCCGAGGGTCAATACGTCACCGGTCACTGACTGGCCAACTGCATCCTCGAAAAACACAAGGTTCCCACTCACCCACTCTGATTTTATATTTGTTACTGGCATAATCTTTTCCTCCAATCCATGCTGAAGCTAAAGGCGTGGTTCGCCTATTTATGGGTAGGATGGATTATAAGTCCACCCTACCCGGTTAGGTTGATGGTTAGTCATAAATCGCAGTTTCGGGAATGTCCCCAATGTAACGGGGTTCGCTCAGGATAGCATCCACGGCGATGTAGGTTGCGGTATCGCAATCCGCAATCTCCACCTGAACACAATCATAATCCTCGCCCAACATAGCAGAGTCGATTGGAATACAATACTGCTTGTTTGCAACTGCTGCCAAGTCAAACGTGTATGTAGTTGCCGATGCCGTTTCGCGGGGAACCATGATATCTTCGTTGATTTGGATTCCATCAGCCTTGACTGTCTTCCCACCAGAAAGCGTTACCGTTTCACCAGTGACAAAGGTTGTGCCATTATAACCGTAGCAAATCAGTGACGTGCCTGTATCCTTGTAAATGGTTCCCGCCCCACCGCCAGCCCCGGAAATTGTCTCTGCTTTGGCCGCTATGGTAGCAACAGAAGGAGAAGTATACTTCAGGATGAACCCGGTGCTAAGGAACTTGGTAAAAGGAAGGGATACTGTAGCCGCCGCAACTGTCGCACTTTTGTTAAGAGTTACCGCTGCCGCCTTACCAATTGCCGAACCAACTGTAATAAAAAGGTCCACATGGTTATAATTCTTGAGGCTAATAATGTCAGACGAAATCGTGCTTGTCTGATCGCCCGCAGGAAAAACCAACGGAACCTTCACGTAATCTTTATTTACTCTTTGCATGGTTGTTACCTCCTATTCATTGATAACTATTAATTGTTGGTTGAGTTGTGAATTAAGGACATTCCTGAATACCGCCGTCCAATATTCACGCCTGTAATTTGTCTTCGCGTGACACGGGTTGCACAAACTAATCAGATTGTCAGGTGAAATATTTTCTTTCACGTAATCAATATGATGGACACTGAGTTTCGTATTTAGGGAACTTTCAGTAATGCCGCAGTTTTTGCAACAATAATTGTCACGTTCCCTAATTTTTTTCTTATGTGAACGAGTCCATCCTATTGGATATGGTTCAAATGATATCCCACCTAACCATGAAAGAGAATTTTTCCCAGTGGTTTTTAGTCTGATTTCTTCACGTGCCCACGTTATTATGTTTGTTTCCCTTATGCGCTCTTTTACTTCCTCGGAATGAGTATATCCCGCTCTCGCATCCACCCTTTTTTTAACCAATTCCGGTGGTTGCTTTTTCCCTAAGTGTGCCTGCCGATTCTTCTCTTTGGCTTCATCTGAATGATGTTTCCCGAATGCTCCAGATGGAAGCCCCTTGTGGCATTCACTGTTTCGTATTCTCATTGCTTCGGTGGCGGGCTTACCTTTATTCCACGCAGGACGCCCCTTAGCAGACACAGAAACTGCCTTCTGATACTGTTCGTATCTTTCAGCACTCCATAAACTTTTAGCAATCCGAGTAGATTCCACTCTTTTTGCTATTTGCTCAGATGTTTGTTTCCGTCCCGCCAAAGGATGTGTCATTTCAATCACCTACGATCTTTGTGCGATTGCGACGAACGGGCTGCGAGCCTTGCTACCCTTAGCCGGAGAAAGCGGGCTGGAACGAAGAGGCTGACCATTGTATCGGTATGTCCAACGAAAGGTGCTCTCATCCGTTAAGAATTGGACATGAATGCTTACCGCCGACTGAATGCCACCCTTATCAATGAAGATGTATTCATTGGGGTCAAACAGCATAAGATCGCCAACGTCTCCAAGCGCGGAAGCCTGTTCCATCGTCACCATCTTGCGACCATAAAGTTCCTGAGAAGGACGGCCAGCAGCACCGTTAGCAGGCAAATAGACAGGAACGCCGCCAGTGCCTACCGCAATGGTCATTAAGGCCAATTCAGGTTTCGTTTCTCTGTTCGCAATCCAAAAAGCAGTGCTATCCGAAGCATCTGCCAATTGTGCATCCATGTCAACAATATTCTCAAAAAGAATACTATCGGCTTTCTGCCCGGTTCGCTTGGCAACCTGAACCAAAGCATTGGAATTGAGTACACCCAACCCCTGTCCAGCACCAGAACCGTTCAGGATAACATCATCCAATTTGTAGCCAAACTCCATCGGGAACCAACGATTAACCAATGCGGTTAAGGCCGTGGCATCTTGCAGCAACTCTTCAGTCGCATACATAATCCCCATGAGTTTATGTAGTTCCATCGAAATGGGTTTGAATTTTGCCTTAGTCGCGGTAACAGTTCCCGCTTCGGCAACATGGTAAACCTGAATTCCGCCGTACCGCGAACCATTGGCACGAGAAGTTTCATCAAGCATATTGGCCTTGAAGCCGTTAGCGTTGGCCGAAATGGGAATATGGAAACACATGCCACTCAGAATTCCGGTCGCGACTGCATTAGTTGAAAGCATCCCACCGAAATCCTGCTGAACAAGAAACCCACCATCAGCGGGAATACCTTCACTTGCACCAGCCGCAGCCGCCTTCACTTTTGCCAACCGACCAATTGCCTCTGTTCTCATTGAAGAGGAAGTGTCTGGACTTGATGCACGAGCCACATCAATAAGCTGTTCGCCTAAAGTAGCGTAAACCGGCTTTACCTTACCATCACCAGCACCGGGGGCATTGGCAAGAGCTATCGAACGCTCAATGGCTTCCAACTGCTTGGTTTTGGCTTCCACTTCACCTTCGATCTTGGCGTGGGCAGTAGCAAGCGCAGCTACTTTCTCCGTAAGGTCAGCCGGAGCATAACCCTTACTCTCAATTGCTTTGATACGCAACTCGTTCGCAGCCTTGAAATCTTCAAAGGCTTTGGACATTGCTTCAATAAGTTTTTTTAATTCATCCATTGTACTTTTCCTCCTGTAATTAAAATTTATGTTTGCATGGTTAAGGTTAATTTCTTGAGGTCGGCGGCAATGGATAGGTATGATGCTAAATCCAATGCTGCTTGCTCATCCGTTGGAGTAGTAATGATTGTTTCGTCTTCTGCCTCAACCTTCAAGCCTCTCGCAAGTACAGCCTTAGCACTATTTCTCGAAAGCCCGGCATCACGCAGTGCTTTCTCCAAATCACGTATAGTTGGTTCAGTATCGTTATCAAACTTTAATTCATCTGGTAAGTTTGCAAAAATACTAAGATTAAAATCACCCTTCACTGATTTTCCGGTGACTATTTCATCAATAAAACCTTTGTCTTTGGCTTCCTTAGCAGTCATCCAAGTGGTATCTTTCATCATTTGAGCGATTTCTTTCTTGCCCATCTTGGTTTTCTTCTGGTAAGCATCGAGGATAGTGCCATCTACTTTTTCCAATAAATCAGCCATATCACGGAGTTCGTATTGGTTCCCCATAGTGAACGTCCACGCATTGTGTACCATAACCATTGTATTATCATAGGCTTGAACTTTCTTACCTGCCACAGCAATTACCGATGCCATTGAAGCTGCTAACCCTTCAATACGGGTAGTTACATTACCTTTATGAGAAGTAATGCTATTGTAGATTGCGGCACCGTCGAACGTGTCCCCGCCAGGGCTATTGATGCGGATGGTAACATCGCCCATGCCAGCCAATGCTTGAACAAAATCGCGAGGGTCGTTGTAGGGCCAACCAATGTAGTCAAACAAGAGGATCTCGGACTCCTCATCATCCTTCTTGGCAGCTATAACCTTGAACCATTCGGGTTTATCTAATGGTTTATTGTAAATAGCAGCTATTGCCTGTGCATTGGCTTGGGTTCTGTATGCGTATCTCATTGTGCGCCTCCTTGATCGGCGGTGTTACCGGTATTATTTGTAGTGTCTGTGGTTGGTACGGAAGTATTAGGATTCTCGTAAGTATCTCCACCTTCACGAGCATTCCAATCTTCCAAAGCACGGGCTTCGTTTGGTGACATAAATGTATTCATAATGCCAATTTGATAGGCCGCAAATCGTTCAGCCATATTACCACGGAGCAAAGCACCCATATTGAACTTAGAATAGTAGGTATCTTGTTCGGTGTCGGTTAGCAGGTTACGATCAATTGAAGTTTCAAAGTTCACCGCTATAGGTGCGATAGTAAAATCCACAAATGACTGCTTGAATTGCGCAGAGCTGGCATATGTAGCAGGAGTAGCCCCTGCTTGGATAAGTATGAGGGGAACACCGAACATTCCACAAATTTGCGATTCCGTAAACCTCTGCTGCTCGATAAATTGCTGATCTACTAACTTGATTGGTGGGAAGGCTATGGTCATTCCATCATCGACTAACATAACATCCTGTGCATTATTCAATCCTGCGTACTTGATTTTATAAGCAGCAAGCATATTGGCATGGTCTTGTGGTGCGAGACGTAGAGGATGGGTCAGAATAGCCCCTGGGTGCATCCCCTTACCAAAGTAGTTACCAATGAATATTTCCGATGATTGACCGTTATAGACACACTGACGAGCGTATTCAATAGGGTTGATGCCGGTAATGCCATCTAACGATAATCCGCGAATGTGGAGGATGTCGGCTTGCGTATAATCCTTCTGTCCCTTTGAACTGGTTACTTTATAGGTTATCGACCAATCATCTTCCTGTTTTACCTGTACCCGGTCAGGATGGAGTGGGTACAAAGCGATTATCTTATTCCCTACCCGTGCTTTGTATGCGTAAAAGTTGCCTCGTAGACAGAGATGGACAATTGCCATCCCGAAGAATTGTGGCGAAGTCATCCAAGAGTTAGGCCGTTTACCGATTATCGTGTATAGGTAGTGGTCCTTAGCCTTGTTCTTGACATCGTTAACTTCTTCCATAAGCTGACAAGGCATCTGGGATATGCAGTTGTAGAGAACACGAACGCAATTGTTAACAGTCATCTGGCGCATGGCGTTTTCGGAAGTGATAGCACCACCACCTAATATATCGCCTCCGTAGTAGGAACCACCTGGCGAATATGATCGGTCATCAAACGGGCCGTAGTTGGTCATTGCCTTGGGACGAGGTAGACGATCCATGAAACTCATCGCTTACCTCCCATCAGCCAGCCGGTAGCCATGAGGATAACCCCGCAGGTTGAGTATGATAGCCACGGTTGATACAAAAAAAGCCCGTAACCGAGCATAATTAAGCCGCCAAAGAATAGTACAATGCGGATATCGAATGCCGCCCACATAGCTGAAATATGCGCAATCAGGAATGCGATTAGTCTCCCTACAATTGAAACTATTGAATTTATTGCTAAATTTAGAGACATTCTGACCATTGTCCAAGTGTCTTAACATGTTAAAAATAGAGAATTGGTCTCTTTTGGGAGAATTATGGCATAAATAGAACGAAAGTTCTAAGAAGGATAAGCATAGATAAGAATGAAATTAAAAAAGGGGAACAAGGAACTCCTCTAAATGGCATAATTTATTACAACTTATTTATTATATCGCTGGTTTACCACTTTCAGCGTGTTCACGAAGTATTCGTAAAGTCCCACCCTTTTTAATCGCAGGAAGGATACCTAAATCAATCCAACGGTAAATAGTCGAAATGGATACACTCCAGAATTTAGCTACCTCGTCAGGCCGAAGTAGGGATTTTGCGGGTAAGTCGGTCATTTATTCCTCCATATTATCACGCTGATTAAAGCCAACACCAAGCAGAGTACTGTTACCATTAGTTTTTCCTACCTTGTAGTATTTCCTCGGTTGACCAGCCTGCGTACATCGACTGCCCCGGCAACCCCTTCCTATCTCTACTCTTTAACCCTATTGCCATTGCCAACCCCACAGCTCCATCTATCCTAAACCTAACTTGGCTCTTGTCTAATTTTTGGTTTCCAGCGGCATCTTTTATTACCATAGCATTGCTAATATTCCACGTTAAAACAGGTTCTTCATTCCACACAAGATGTCTATCCAACACGGAACCTTCTAACGCTTCTACTGCGGGGGCCATATCCTTATAGCCTTGTCCCCACGGAACCATCCTAATCCCGCCCGAAGGCTCTATAATAGGATTCCCCTGTGCATCCTTCTTCTCGATATAACTATTTAACCCAATCCCATCCATGGCGTTACGAAGATCGTCAATCCGATATCTATCGAATGCTATCCCGATGATATTGTAAACTTTACTTATCTCCGCTATCTCCTGTGCTATAAATGAATACTGGATCGACTTGCCGGGTGTTGTCTTGATGTGACCTTGCCGTTCCCATAGTGCATAGGGTACACGATCTCGCTTCTCATGCTCGTCTAATGTATCCTTTGGCTTCCAGAACCACGATTTAACTTTATCCTTTTCGCCGGACGACACACCAATTAAAGCGGTTAAATCGGTCTTGCCAGATAAATCCAGTCCTAAAATAATATCTTCACCGGGGATTACTTCAGCGGCACCATCTTCGCCTCTGCACCCTATCCATTCAGCGCGGGGAATCAGGGGGGACTTAGCGTCGATTCTCTGATTGAGATTCAAGTTTCTGAACGAAGATTCAAACGATGGCATCTGCTTGGCACGTTTAGCCATTTCTGCTATGTCGTCCAGTGACCTAAACACCCCCAACGCTGGATTGGCTAACTTCCAAACTTCTATGTTATCGAAGATACCCTCTGCATCGTCAGGAACCGCATATAACTTACAATAAGTAGATGGTATTTGTTTGGATAAGCCTTGGTCAATTAGAATTGAAAGGGGGTGCTGTGGATCTGGAGACTGGGTGCTAATCGTGATAAATAGGGGTTCGTACCTTGCACCCATCGAAGTATCAAAGGCATCGTATAGTTCGCGGTTTTTTGATTGTGCTAATTCATCATATGAAACAAAGGAAGGGGATAATCCCATCTTGGTGCCTGCTTCCGAACTGACCGCTCTGTAAACCGACATTGTATCAAGTGCTACCATCGTTTTGGTACTTTCAGTAATTTGGATCGCTGCGGATAACTCAGGATCAGCACGAACAATCTGGCAGGCGTACCGGAATACGATACTGGCTTGGTCTCTATCGTTGGCGACTGAATAATTCTCGCCATTCATTACCTTTTCCGGCCCCCATAAATGAACAAGAGATAGGCAGGCGACCATCATTGTCTTCCCGTTCTTCCTGCCCATGCTTAGGATGGCGCGGCGTACAATACGCTTCCCATTTTCATCTACCGGCCCATAGACATCGTTAATGAATTCCTTTTGAAAATCCATTAACTTGAACGTACCACCTTGTCCATCACCAGAAGGGACATAGAGTAGTTCAATGAAGTCAATTATGTTCTGAACTCGTTGAGTATATGCTACCGGAGCAATGAATTCCTTTTTCTTACTTGCCGCCATTCATGTTCACCAATCCAGAGAACTTCGACTTAACCCCTCGTTCCACTTTCACACCTAACTTCATCCGCCCCATGCAAGTCATCCCTAATGTTTCAGCGAATTTCACCATGTCTTGTCTTTCAGCTCTGGCTATCTTAACCAATATCCTTTCAACATCAGATCCCGTTGGCGATTCCGGCACTAATGATTTCGACACCCCTACCAAGTCACTTAATTTCTGGATTTCCTCTTCCGCCTTCCGCCACCGCGAATAAGCAAGGCAATAGGCTGATAATGTATGCTGGTCAATGCCGGAGAATACCTTCATAATGTGGAGTTCTTTAGCTACCCTGTTCCATTCAGCAAGTGCATAAGGGTCGGTCAAGTAATCCGGTGGAATAGTATCAGCCTCCGCGAACGGTGCCTGTGGGATTATGGGGATAGGCCGATGTGTCGGGTTGCCTTGGAGTATTTCTAATTCTACTGGCTTACGTCTTCCTTGTGCCATAATGTTACCTCCTATTACTTTTTACCATTGGGATGGCGAGAATCCGTGGGCCAACCATCAGCATCACACGCCTGGCTGTATCCAACATGCTCACTCACGCGAATATGTCCAGAGTGGCATGATGCACATACGCCTTCAAGGTTGTTCCAGTCCCAGAATAATGTCTCATCACCCTTATGCTCAATTTTATGGTGGACAATCGTAGCCGGGGTCTCGATATTAGACTTCAAACACGGGTTACATAGCGGGTTCTGATCAAGAAACATTTTCGCAACCTTCCTCCAACGCACTCCATCATATAATCTCTCGTGCTTAAATTCTGGCTGATAATATTTCGGTCTCATTTCACCATGCTCAAAGGTTCTCGGATAGTTTTAACATCACCTAACAATTCCCGCTTCAAGATAAGCCTCGCTAACGATGTCGGTTTACGATCTTCAATTTCAGCTCGTTCAACAAGAGCATCGAACAAATCTTTAGGAACAGAAATTGTTATCGCGTATATCTTTTGCATATTTATACTCCATTTTCGACAAAATAGCACAATATTATAAAAAGTCAAGGATTACTTACAAATCGCAAGCAATCATAAGGAATACTTATGAAAAACTTGCACCGTCACGCGTTTGAGA